CTGGGCATTCGGAAAAGCACGGGAGAAAATCAAAGCAAGTAGCCCCGACATTTGGAAAACAAATGTCGCAGCTAGTCGCGAAAATTCAAAAATACGGGTTGTACAAAGTGGTTCCTTTTACAAGGACGCTTGATTACAGCCGTTTTCTCATATGACAATTCAATCTTTGAAGTCCCAGAGGTCTACAAAGAATGGATTGTCGAGTGGAAGATTAGGATGGAACTTCATCAGCAGGATCGATCATCTCGATCCCGTTGATGGGCACGTCCTATTCGAAAAATATAAAAGATGTGTATCACTGGACTGGCGAAAGGCCACTGATATACCATCTTTTAAATCAGCACATCATGTTATGGGTCGCCTCCTCGAAAAGATGAGGCTACCCAAACATATCTACAATAACATAAAAGCCATTTGGCCTGGGCCAAAAGACATTTATGTTAAAGGTAAAATGATCGCTACTCAGGTCAATGGGGTCCCCATGGGGGACCCATTGACTAAGAGCAATCTATCGCTTGCACACCCTATCTGTGAAGCATACGCTTCCAGAAGGGTGCCAGGCCTGAAGATTGTACACGACGGAAACGGGGATGATACTGCTATCATCCTCGGATCCGATAATGTACAAAAAATGATGGATTGGATCGCTGAGTTCAACAAGGCTGCTGCCATGTTGGGCTACGATCTCTCCAATGATGACTTCTTCATAACAAGTTCCTGGGGAACTTATTGTGAAGAGGTCTTCCATATACCCCTTGATCGCTTTAACACCGTTAGGACGGCGTCAAAGCTCAAGGATAATAATTACCTTCCGTATCTTGACCATCCTAAATTTAGGTTGGTCATAGATACGAAGAAAGATAGAAGAGACTACTCTTCCGTCAAGGACGGAAAGTATACTCTTCTCGGAAAGGATACGGAATACGCGGAACAAGGCCTCGAAGGGCACTTGTTCCAAGTAGCTTCCGTAATGCAAGACATATGTCTTGGTTTGAGATACGAGCGTAAGCCCGTATATCTACCAAGGCAGATATTCAGTGTTGGAAAAATGCCAGCTTTCTGGAATACAGAAAGCTGGGCAAATTCCATATGGAGTCAGATCCCTAAGGTCACCAATTTAACAATTGTTGCCCTTAAGGAACTAATGGGAGAACTTCCAAAGAACATCACGAATCTTAGATCCGTGAAGACTATGGAAAGACATTTCGATAAGGAGGCCGTCACCGAGGTATTTGAGATACCCGATGGCGACCCCATCAAAGATTTTATCATCGTCAGAAGGGATCAGGTAGACCTGATCCCTCCCGGCGTGATAGATAGGTTAGTACAGGCAAAACTGCTTACTACTTCATCTGAAGTAGAAGCGTTATACCTATACATGAAAAGAATAGAAACGCTACAACAAGAGGTCACAAGTGATCTCATGGAGGTAGCGTTTTCTAGAGTTACTAATATGGATCACGTGTCTTATGACGAGGTCAAAGACACGTGTTCCAGATTCAAAGAACAGTTCTACAAGAAACGATGGGCTATAAAGCCTCTCGTTGATGTAGATCTTTATTTTACTGAAGATATAGATGAGTTTAGAAACTCTGACCCCCGGAATGTAGACATTCCGGAGTTCGACTATATCAAAAGATTTGGAAAAAGAATTCCTCCCGACACGCCTAAACGGCGTGCCGAACGCGACCTCTTTGAATGGTTCAACAGGAACGTGGATCGAATTCTTCTCGAAGAAGAATACGAACTACCTCCTGTTCAGTTACTCGAAGACGACCCTCTGATCTTGCAACGAATTGCAAGATCGGAAGGCCGTTATTTCATCATTGTCACAGACGACCGGAAGCTTGTTTCGCTTGCGCAAAACAAGCTTGTCGGTCGCTGTATTGAGAGA